GTTGCGCCGTGTTAATTGAAAAACGGTGATGCAAATCCGCTGCTAATTCTTCCTGAATAAAGCGATAAAAATGTTCTGCACCACCAAATTTTTTATTGGTTTTATCACCGGTATCGCCATAACTTTCTGAGGGTGGCGTATAATCTTGCGCCCGTTCTGTCGGATTAAGAAGTTGAGTGTTCGGGTAGCCGATGCCGACGATTAAAAATGGCACGGCATTGGTTTCTTGCGCGCGCGCCATCATGTTTTGCGCCATGCTGGCAGCCGCCGGAAAAAGGGCATCGCCATCTAATACATAGAGGACGGAATAGCCGATACGCTTTACATCACCAACAGGCATCACCTGGATGCGATAATCTTTTTTCGTAAATTGGCTGTGAAGTACATATTCTTGCGCATTAGGGATGATCGCCGGTTCTAAATTGCCGGCGGAAGTCGCTTGATGTCCCTCGACAAGATTAAAGAACACACCACAAGAGAGGGCTAATAATAACGGTTTCATACGTTTTCCTTTGTGAGATTTTTGCACTAGCGTAGCAAAGTGCGGTCAGTTTTTCTAACGTTTTTATCAGATAAAAATACTCGGGAAAATGATCCACAGTGATATAAATAATATAGTCTAAGCGACATAAATGGGACTTATAGGGATAATCCTTGAAGAAGTGGGATAAAGAAATGAAAAGCCATTACAGTATGTGAAAAAGAATAATCATAAAAATAAACAATAAAAAGGCTCTACAAAATTAGATCAGTAGAGCCGTTATTTTATATGAACATGTCAGGTTGCTTCTCTTTAATTATCCTATCCTGCACACGCTTAACAATCTTTCTTAAAGCATTCTCTGTCAAATTATAACGACGCCCAAGTTCGCCCCAATTGCGACCGTTGAAACTGTTATAAATATCCAAGTCACGTTGAGCAATCTTATATCTGTAATCTTTAGGAAAGCATATAACTTGCCCGGCATATTCTTCGCTTAAACAGTTGGCAACGCTGACGCCAATCTGCTCACAAATGTCCTGCCCTAAGTTGTAATTTTTACATAGCGCAATCACCAACAATTCGATTTCTTCCAGCAATTCGTGCCGGCGGATTTGCATTAGCGACTCTTTCATAAATTACTCCTTAATCATTCGTTTCTGCCATTGTTTAAGGCGCTCTAACACAATCGACGCCTGCTCATTGTTGAGCCAACTCACGAACGGAATCGGCTCACCTTGTGCATTTTTAGCGATATTTTTAACGAACGTATTCAAACCATCTTCGCTACGGTCACGAATAATGCCGGCGTCCGCCATTTCGATCCATTTCGCGCGGATCTTTTTAACGATATTGCTACTCACTGGGGCGGAACTTGGCGGCGACTTGCGTTTACCATCTTTAAAACGCCCTCCGGAAACCTGAAAACCGCGTTTTTTCATGGCATCTACGACCTTATTTAACTCAATCAAATTCATTTGCGTGCAGCTATCTTTACCCACCGTATTAACAAGAAAAAGGCGATACACCTCTTTATCCATCTGTAACTTACTTTTCCCAATGTGTATAAGCTGAATTAATTGCTTTCTTCGCGCTTCTTTTTGGTCCATTTTTTGTCCTCTCCGTCATATGACTAAGCCTTCTCTCGCGAGAAGGCTGAATGATATGTTAGCTTTTAAGTTAGCTTTCAAGTTAGCTTTCAAGAATAAAGGCTATTCTGAAGGCGGTTGCGGTAGTTCTTTCCAGTGCGTTATTGTCCCTCTTTTATAAACAACATCATTTTCTGTGAACCAAACATCCATTTCTGTGTCATAAGATGCGCAGAATATGTCCCAATTTTCAGGATTATTTTTATCAGGTAAAAAACAAATGACATAGCGGTCGTCCCCCGGGTGGGCGTCAGAACACTTAATCCATCCATTCCGTGGATATTCAAAAAATACCGGATTTTCTACCATGTGAGTGTATTGATCACCGTAAATATCCTCCTCCTCTTTGGTGAGAGGTCTAGTCGGTAAATCAAAACCGCCTAACACAACCCCAAAACACGTTTCTTTTATACCGTCTTCAAGGTCATCACTGAAACCATCATCGGCGCCAAAGTCAAATGTCTGGTCGACATAGTCTTGCGCTTGTGATTTAGCTTCTTCTAGAGTGTCATGCGTTGTGAACTCGCGTTCTAACGCGTCATAAGCAAAATATTTTTTCATTTTTTAATCCTTACTTAGTAATAAGTTGGAAATTGACTTCTTAAAATCAAATAGCAGTTTGTTTTTAACTCAAAAATGCTTCCCGGCAGAGCGTTAATAGGTAAGGTTTTGCAGGCTTTTCCGCTGTCGTCCATACCATACGGTACCCCGATTGCACGCCAACATCGTGCGGCGTGTACTGCTGCGTCTTTAATCACCTCTGAGTTAATCACAAAGCTATTTGGCCCAATGCGTTGTAACAAAATACCTTGCGCCATAAGCTTTTTAATCCGTCGTCTAAATTGACTTCCGCTTAATCCGGAGCCAGCAATCAGTTGGCTTACGTGCAATATTACAAAGCTTTCCGCGTCTTTTGCCGCATGCTCGTCGCTATACGTGCCAACACTGCCACCGATATAAGTTACCAAGGTGCGTTGTGCGATGCGGTCTAATGTTTCGTCCCAGATATATTCCAAAATGTGTTCATCTAGCACTTTCATACTCACTCCAATACCGGCACAATCTTTCGTACCACACATCTCATTTCTTTGCTTGCCGTCTGTAATAGCTTCAAGCATGCCACTTCGTCATCTTCAAGCCACATATATTTCGCCATTTCCACCTGTTCGAGGATGTGCGCCAGTTGTTCGGTGACCTTGATTTTTTTTTCGCTCATTTTTAAAGCTCCGCAAGTTGCCCCTTGTACTTTTCTTCAAGTGCCATCAATGTTGCTCTGTCTAACCAATCTAAACAGCCATTAATTTGATGAGCGTTGACAATGGCGTTCATTACGTGGCTCTCATATTTAGTTAATTGACGAACTTGAAGAACCTTTTTAGCACGTTTGGCCTCATATTTATCAGGTGTCCACATGTCAAACCTCCTCTGTTTCAACGACATCATCAATCTCGGTGATTGTGTGTGGCATGGCGTTGATATCCATCTCGTTTAAATCGAGTTTATTTAACGCTTCGCTTGGGGTTTCAGCTTCCACTGTCACTTCAACCATGCAGTAAAGGCGTGCTACATATTTCGGCATGTTGTCCTCCTAGTGTTGGGTTTTTGCCATTTTGTTGCAGTGTTCTGCGCGTGCGCAGCACCAGTTGTGTTCGTCTGAATTTTCAGTGGCAAGGCAGGCTTTTAACCAACCGTTGTAAGCGCGGGCATATTCGCCTGCCCGTTCCCATAGGGCGGCATCGTTGCTTAACTTGCGATACATTTCTCGTCTTTCTTCCATATTTTCTTCCTGAGTATTCAGCCCATTTATACAATGGGCTGTATCTACCTATTTAATAGCCGGCTTTATCTAACAATCCCACAATCACGGTTAATACGATCCCGATGATAAGATACGTCAATGGGTCTGTAAGCATTAAGCCGCCTCCTGTTCAAACGGGGTGATCACAAAGTCTTCCACACCGCTAATCACTTTAATTCCCGCAATACCAGCGACCGCACTTTTCTCATTCAGAATCGCCTCTTTGTTAATTTCTTCTTTCACCCGGATAAAGCGCTCAAGCCCGTGAATACGTAAGTTTTGCAATACAGACTCCACCCCGGTGACTTTCACGCTCGGGTTACGCACCCGCCAGGACACTTCGCCCGCCCCGGGGTGGGTCTTCCCGGTTTCCCCGCCGTTGGTGATTTGGTCACGGTTTGCTTCGCTCCAATATTGCACCCCGTTAGAAAGGGTTTTAATGCGTTCCTGCAACGGGGCGAACTTGTCTTTGTATTCTTCGGTGATTGTCGCGATTTTGTCGTTCATTTCCGCCTCTAGGCGTGCCACCTCGCGGTTTAAATCGCCGATGGTTTTAATATCGCCGGCGGCATCTTCGCGGGTTTGCGGGACATAAATTTGCGCGGTTGCTTTAACTCGGGTAGCTGATTTAGCCATTTAATAAACTCCTTAGTGAATAGTGATGTCAGGTTGATTTTTAGGGAAAGAAAACATAATGCGACAACCGGCAATCATGGTTTCTGCGGTGCAAATAATGTGATCGTCTCCCTCGTTGCTTTGCAAAAACACCTCCGCTTTGCCACGGGCGACCCAGCGGCGGGTTAATGCGTTGTGTCGTACGGTGACAATCGGCACCGGTGCCAGAAAAACATGGCGTACGACTAAGCCGATTCGGTTGCACTCCATCACGGCTTTCTCGGCTAAATTAAGCTGGCTCAAGGCGTGCATGGTCGCCAGGCTTAACGGTTTCTGCGGTTTGGCTTGCGCCTGCTTCGCTTTTTTCGGTTTCATTTTTAAACCCCTTTAATCACATCGGCGGTAACTAACGGTGCGCCAAGTTCTGCGGCAAGATTCATCGCGCCGGTGATAAGGTTGCCCACTGCGAGTGGGTATAGCAGGCTGTGTTGAGTTTTTGCTCGGCTATTAGTCATCACTAAGCGGTTGCGTAATGCGTCCAATGCGTCACGGTCAAAAATGTCGGCAGTTTTGCGACCCACCGCTTTCAACCGCCACGCCACGTATTCTTCGAGGCAGTTATCTAACGGCGCCAGCTCGACAATTTCGCAACGTTGCACTACTTCGCGCACCTCAAAGTTGCGTTCTGAGAGTTTCTGTTTCAGCTCCGGTTGGCCGATTAACACGATAGAAAGCAGTTTTTTAAACCCGTCTTCCAGCTCAAAAAAGCGTTTCAGATGTTTAAGTGTTGGTACAGGCAGACTGTGCGCTTCCTCAATAATTAAAATATGCTGATTACCGGCGCGTGCACTCTCTTTTAATACGCGGTGTAACTGGCGGAAACGGGCTTCCGGTGAGCGTTTTACACTTTCCAACGGGGCGAGGGTGTTAATAATGCTTTCCGCAATATGTGCCGCTTTTAAGGTTTTGCCTTTGAGGTCATTGTCCTCCATGGCGATGATATACGGCTCAATCACAATCACCGGCAAACCGTCGTGGTTAATGCGCTCAATCAAATCACGGCGTAGTGTGGATTTGCCGGCACCGCTTTCGCCGACCACCGCCATAAACCCGCCGAAACGTGCGGTTTGGAACAACGCTTCACGCACATAACGCACATCCGGCGAGGAAAATACTTCTTCCGCCGACCGCACTTCGTCCGTGAACGGGTTATTGAATAATGAAAAATGTTTTTTAGTGGCTGGAAATAGAGCCTGTTTTGCGAGTAACATAGTATCTTCCTCTGTTGTTATTGACCGCTCGTCAAGGTTAGGGGAATCCTCCGCAGGCGTTGCCGCGTCTGCGGAATCTTCCGTTAAAAGCTCAGAAAGTGCGGTCGAAATTCCCAGTGTTTTTAACACCTCGGTCAACCGTGTTTTAAATTGCTCAGTGCCGGTTTTTATCATCAAGCCATGATTCACTAAATTGGTGATCACCGCCGGGGAAACTAGCAACAGCCTTGCCAGTTTGCGTTGAGAAATGCCTTTCTCTTCTAAAATTGCTTTAAGTTTCAACATAGTGCTGTCCTTTTAGCTGTTCACAACGCGTAACGGTTGCGCCGTTGCCGGTAAGTGCTCAAGGGCAAGTAATGCCTCAAGTTCCGGCTCCGTCATGCCGTTCGGGTAGCGTTGATTCAGCCATTTCATGGTGTCGGCGCTGTATTCATTACCGAAACGGGCTTTAAGCCGTTTTGCCACCTCAATCGTGTTGAGAGGAGCAAGCTCAACCCGTTTGGCGTTGGCGGTCAATTCGTGCTCTTGTCCGCGTTTCGGCATGAAATCCACATAATCGTGTTCTTTCACCACTTTGAATGGGTCAATACGACCACCAAATAACGGCGCTTTGGCTTTCTTGGCGGCTTTCACTTCATCTTCCGTCTCGGCGTCGTATGCGATGCGCTCTACGGTTTCTTTGTTGTACTCAAACACGCTCTTATTGTGCGGTTTGTACTCTTCGCCGATAACCGCCGCGTCCATGCGGAACCCATGGTCGTCGTATGCCACCGGCTCAACCACCGTCCAGTATTGTTGCCCCTCATCATCCACTCGTTGTACCTGAATGCAGTCGGGACGGTAAGGGTTTTTGCCAATAGTGATTTCCGTGCCCACCATGGCTTCGGTGATGTGGCGTACATCATAGGTTTTGGCGTCAAAGCTCACTGTTAATTCTGAGCTCACTTTGCGGGTGGTGAGTTTGGTCACCATCAATTCGCGGCAAATAGCAAGACTTGGCGCCATCACTAATTGCTCGGCGGTAATCCCAATCCAAGCTTGATAGCGTGTTTTGTTGTGGCGTGTATGTACGGCAGTGCCGTTAAAATAGGTCATCCAACGTCCCGCCAGTTGATTCAGTTCGTCCAACCCGCTCACCCGGGTGAAACGCAAGCCGCTCTCAAACTGCCGCTCCACAATGTCGTTGCCTTTTTCTACCTGCCCCTTGGCACGTGGTTTACCCGGCGCGTTGACTTGTAATTTAATGCCGAGCTGGTTGCATAAATGGGCGAACATGGCAGAGGTGTTTGCTGAACCAGGGTCAAGCATCACCATTTTCGGCACGCCGCAAAACGGATCTTTGGTATCGCGTCGTTGCATAGCATTAATAAAGCAGTTACATAGGTTTTCCGCGCTTTCACCGCCGTACACATACTGCACGAAGATGACCCCGGAGGCATGATCGGTGATGACATACCGCCACACCCGTTGGTTTTCCACTTTCTTCACATTGGCTGGCTTGTTTTTGTAAAACTCTTTCTCTTCCATGATGTTTAAGCCGTTGCCGCCGTCCGCTTGTTCTTTTAAGTAATAAAGCACACATAAAGACGGGTCGATTTGCCAACAATGATTCGGGTGTAAACTCTTCATGGCATTCACCGGCGCAGGGCGGGACAATTGTTCCGGGTGTAGGTTGTAGGCGCGTAATGCGCGGCTAACCGCACTTTCTGAAAGCAACCGAACTTCCCCAGTGCTTTCGTCGATGTATTCCGCCTTAATCTCACCGTTGGCGCGTAGCACCTCTAACACGCTTGTTAAGCTCGACATCACTTTATTGTGAACGCCTCGACGGCAAGCCAGCCAATAAGCGGAAATGGTTTGTGCTTCGGGGAGTGAAAGTGACACCGCACCTTTATCACTGCGTTGTTTACGCACTTTGGGTGCGCATAGACTTTTAAGCTCGCGCATTAACGTAGCATGGCTGACATTGAGTAACTCACAGGCTTGCGCATACACCTCGCCTTTTTTGCCATGTGGCGCATTGGCGGCTTGTTGCGCAATTTCAAGGAGTTTTTCAGGTAAAATCGCCATAACGTAAATCCTTATTGATTTTCACCATTTAAAATGGCGTTAAATTCGGCGGAGTAGTCTTTGCCCTCAAAATCTTCGCGCAACCATTCAGGGCGGTTGTCACCGTCCGCTAAGCGTGGCAAATTAAAGGCGGTGCGCAACTCGTTAAGCACTAGCTCAATCTCCGCAAGCGTCCCCACCATAAATTGTTTATGATCAATGCCGCTTTCTTGTGTGTGACTATCCAACGTTTCAAAAGCCTTCCACACTTGTCCGCGCAAAATGGCTTCGGCGTTGTAAACCAGTTGCGAGGTTTCCTTGCGTAGCAAACCCCCTTTTTCGTCCGGACTTAACGTGTTGATGTGGTTTTTCTTTTTCTCTAGCTCAATGTCGAGCTGGTTAATGCGGTCATTTTTGTTTTTTAACACCTTGCTTTGCGCTTCATAGTTGGCGTGGCTTTGTTTTAATTGCCCCTCTAAGATTTGTTTTTCTTGCGCGTGTTTTGCGGTCAATTCTTCGATTTTTTCCAACAATTCTTCTTTGTCGGCGGTTTCGGAAAATTCGGCGTCCACGATTTCGGCGCGGGCGTCTTCCGGTAATTTGCGAAGTTTGCGCATTTCACGGTAACCCAAGCCGAGGCGTTGACTGGTTTCTAGGAAATTTTCACCAAATGTATTAAGGTTTCTGAGGTTTTCATCTATTTGTTCGCGACTAAAGCCTAAAGTTATGCAAAAATCCTCCCAAGTGGTGACAGTCACCAGTTTTCCTTCTTTGTCAGAAAGGGTTAACCCTTTGTAACTCTTGGATTCTTTAACTTGATTCAATAGTTTTAAAGTGGTGACGGTCACCAGTTTTTGCGTAAAATCAAACGCTTTAATCATGCCGATCAGTTCGTGTGCTTGCGCTTTATCTTGGGTTATTTGTTTAGCTGCGATTGATACCGCACTTTGCTGTTGTTCCATTGTTAACTCTGTCATGCTGTGTCCTTAATAGGCGGCAGTGCCTAAGCGTTGTTTCATTTCGTTAATTTGTGCGCTTGCCTTGTCTATATTGGCGGCGTGGCGCATGGCGATTTGAGCAAAGAGGGAGCTGAATGCAAACTTGCCGCTCTCCAACTTGATCACAAAGCCTTCATTCTTGAGCACATCGAGTGTACGGCTGATGTTTGCCGGGCTTTCGTTAAGTGCTTGCGCAATCTCCTTGTTGCTTAAGCCCACAAAAGAATTGTTTTGCAACACCTTAATGACTCTAAGCGCCCGCTGTGCCGAGTTAATTTTTTCGTTCATTTTGCCCCCGATGTGTGAGGTTCACCGTGCGGTCGGTTTGGGCGGTTTTTTCTTTCCGAATGTGCCTGTTCGGCTTTGTACGCTTTGCTGTTCCAGTATTTTTTTAAATACCATAAGCAGATTTTTTCTAAGATTTTCATGATGTTTTCTCTCCTATGTTAAGCCGCGGTTTTATGCGGGGCGTCCGGATTGGGTTTTATCCCTAACAGCACGGCGGTTTTGTGGGCTTCTCCCCATGTGCCTTTGCCCCGTAAAATATCGGTCACGGTTTGTACTTTTAAGCCCATAGCGCGACACCATTCACTCCGGTTAATACCGTGGATAATGAAGTATTGATGGGCACTTTCTACCGTTTGCGGGTATGGCAGTGGTTTAAGTTGATTTTGCTTTTTCATTATGTTCCCTTGTGGTAAATTGTGGTTTATTTGCAATCGGTTAAGGATTAAATATGAGTACCTCAGACCAATCTCCCGCTAAGCGTTTGGCGGTGTTAGAAGCGGAACTCAAAACGTTAAGAATGGAAGCTAATGTTCATGAGTGGCTAATTTCTGTTTTAATTTACCAATTGCCAGAAAAAGATCGGGCGGGAGTGCTTGAAAACCTTGCCCAACAGGCTTGGATGTATCGTAGAGCTCAAACAGGCGTTGCAACTTCTCAGGGGGAAGAGTCTCTAATCTACGCGAAAGTGGTACGCCGGATTTCGGAGCAGATTGAGACTTGGATAATGCTTGAAGACTGATTTCCTGAATGGCTTTGGAAACATTTGGTTTTTTAAGTAAGTGAATTAAAAGATTAGTAAGCATAATTACGTTCCTTTTTATGGGTTGAATAGGTTCGTTTTGTGTTGATGTGGCTCATTATAGTTATTCAAATGAATAACTGTCAATAGATATTTGAATACTTTTGAGGTTTTTATGTCCATTGGTGAAAGATTACGAGAAGAAAGAGAACGTCTTGATTTAAATCAAGAACAACTAGGCGCGATTGGGGGGGTTAAAAAACTATCTCAGTTTAATTATGAAAATAATAAGCGAGCACCTGATACAGATTATCTAGTTCAGCTTGCAAAAGTCGGCATTGATGTCAGCTATGTATTATTTGGCACTCGTGCCAACAATGCCCTCACTGCAGAAGAAGAACAACTACTCGCAACCTTCCGCGCAGCACCACCTGCCGTGCGCCAGTTTATGTTAGGCGGGATAGCTTCTTCCGCCGGCATGAAAATTGAAGGCAATCATAACCAACAACACAACTATATAGACGCTGATAATATGGAAATTAAAGGCGATAACAATGTGCAAATTGCAGGGAGAGTCCGAAAGAAATAGATTCTAATTAGCTAACGACAAGGAGGAAAAAGCTATGAAGATGAAAATAACGGGGAATGGAAATACTCAGGTTTATCTTAAGCAACTCACGATAATAGATAAAATCTTTGAGGCCATTGGGCAACAAGAAGTAAATGGGATAAACCTATCCGAATATTCGGAAAAACAACTTATTCGTGCGAGGCGAAAATTAACCCGGGAACGGCTGAAAATATTGCTCGTTGCAATGACCCAGCGTGATATTACGCGGTTATTTATCGGATACATCATTTTTATGATATGCCTTCAGTTGTCCGGCAGCACATTTTCTTTGACTGATAGCAGTGCCATTTGGTTTTTTATTAGTGTCACTGCTATCTTTTTACTTTTTATCTTTTGGCTTAATTTCCTGAGTGCAAAGATTAAGCTGGATACCAAAGCAATAGATATTCTATTTGCGCAAAACTGGCAACGGAAAGAGCTTATAAATGCCGAGTTACAACGCCGTATGCATATCACATTCCTGCAAAAGTGCGGCATAAAAGACAATATTTTGGAATATATCGACAAAGAATAGATAAAACATTAATAAAAGGATAAGGCTATGCAAGAAAGCGAACAACAAACCTTAACCATTCGTAGTGAAGCTGATGTATACGAATTATTAAAACAACTGGAAGAAGACGCTATTGGCGATATTTCTCGCTATAGGATTTGTTTTGATGGGTGGCCCACTGTTAAAATGCGCTTTGTTGGTGAGGAATTTAACTCTACAATTACACCGGCTATTATGGAAGCCTTTTTGAAATTACAGAAAGGAATTTACCAAACCTACGCATTAGCAGTTTATGCCGATAAGGGGCATCGTTTGACTCCTGAGGAAAAGAAGAACCTTGAATTGATAATCAAGGTCAGTGAAGGGAGTTCTATTTTTGATGATGAAAAAATAGATTGGAATAAGATTGTTAATTCATTGATACAAAAAATGCCGAGCAAATATCTTTTGACAATTATCTTAACTGGACTAGGGCTTTACTTTGGTAAAGGCTTTTATGATGCGTATTTGCTGAATAAACAGACGGAACAGGAGCAGGTGCTTAAACAAGAATTGGCGCTGGAAGATAAAAAGATTATCAATAAACTGATTGAGCGGGTACCTGAGTTAGCAGAGATAAAAAGTGATTCGGAAGCCACACACCGTACTATTTTAAAATCAGCAAGCGAAGCTAAACATTTCGAATATCAAGATATAAAACTATCGGGAGAAGAAGCTCACAAACTTTCTATTAAACCTCGAGCTCCCTTAAAAGAAGCTAAAGACATCCGACTTGATGGATTATATCGTATTATTAATGTCAATACTGAGTTAGAAAGCGGCTTCAAAGTCAAAGTTAGAAATGAGGTGACTGGCATAGAATATAACGCAGAATTGCAAGACGATACTTTTGATAAGCAATTCAAACATGCGATTGAGAGCGGTACTTTTGAGAAACGTCCCGTTGAGCTGAATATTAACGCTAAACAAAAAGGTATAGATGGTGAAATTTATAATATTGTCATCATCAAAGCTGTGTTGAGATAGTATATTGAACCAGGGTGAATATTAATAGAACAGGGCTTACGCCCTGTTTTTATTTGCCTTGCGTCGCTTCAAACATCCGCTGTTTTGCCAAATAGCCTTCCAGTTGCCAAATCTTATCTACCGCATTATCAAATGCAATTTTTCTGCCGATTTCGGCGTCATAAGTCGCTAATGACAGACAGACGTTTTCGCCGGTCACGGTAAAGCCGTTTTGCAGTGTTAGCACGCAAATTGTCAGCACGCCAACCTGCACATATTCGGTGGATTTAATAACGGATTTAATGTGTTCGTAAGTGAGTTTTTCCATCGTGTTTCCTTGTTTGATATGGGTTTCGATAATAGGCGGTAAGTCGTAAGGCTTGCCACGCGGCGTTAAATGGGCAAACGGTTGATACATTACATTTTCAGATCCTTTCTTTACGGTTTTTCAGTGCGCTTAGTTTGCGCGCTCGGACATCAAAAATATTCTAAAGGCGGAAAAAATACGCGGAATTAATAAAAAGCTAATCTACAAACTCCAAACCACCCATTTATCAACATAAGGAGTTTTTATGAAAGGTTTTTTTAATGCGTTAAAGCACGGTCGTCTCTTATCTTGGGTCATTTCCGCCCTGTGTTTGTTCGCCATCATCGGTATCGTTTCCCCCGTGCAGTTGCCGGTTGTGTTGTATAAGCTCGCACTGGTGTCTATCGCCGCTATTATCGGCTATCACCTTGACCGCGCCTTGTTTCCGTATTCGAGCCCTGGCAGTTATTTGCGTGAGCGTTGGAATAAACGCGAATCCAAGCTCGCCTTGCGCCCTGAAAATCAGCCGGAATATCCGATTTGCGACGGCTACTTCATTGTGTTTGCGTTAGTTGTGCTACGCCGTGCATTAATCGTTGGCGCAGTTATTTTAGGCGTGACATTGGGACTGTAACTATGCGCGTTGTCCATCGCACCAATAAGTGCTTCAAATTTTGCTCCTATGTCTTTGTGGCGCTGTTGCTATCGCCCGTGTTATGCGTGCCGTTAGCCTTCAGCGCGCCTAATCAGGCAGCGCAATACCAACGCACCTTAACCCGCGAAAGCTATGCCGTTTGGGGCTTAAATGCCCCAATCCCTGTATTTGCCGCCCAAATCCACCAAGAATCACAGTGGAAAACGACCGCACTTTCCCCCGTCGGTGCGCAGGGTTTGGCGCAATTTATGCCAAAAACTGCCGACTGGATTTCGGCGTTGTATCCCGAACTTGCCGATAATCAACCCTACAACCCTGACTGGGCGTTGCGGGCGTTGGTCCGTTCTCACCGTTACACC